TATCGCTCCTGTTACTGACTGTCCTGCCGCTCCTGTCGGTCCTGCCGGTCCTGCCGGTCCTGTCGCTCCTATCGCTCCTGTTACTGACTGTCCTGCCGGGCCTGCCGGTCCTGCTGGGCCTGTCTGGCCTGCCGGTCCTGTCAGTTCTGTTATCGATAGCCCGGCGGCCCCGTGATTATGCTTTTCAACTTTCGGTTGCTTTTTTATCATCACACGCCCCACAGGCGAATCATGCCGAGAGCAACGGTTTCCTTGAGGCAATCCGGGGCCACATCAATAATGAAATATTTGCCAGTGCCGCCTATTTGGTTGCGGTGGGTCGCGGTAATAATAGCGAACAATCCAAGCGATAATCGCTCGTATAAAAGCAAACTGGTGCTGCAGGCTACGGTATAGATTGGATGATCGACAAATTTAATTTGCCCGGTGACTGGATGCGATGCCCCGACCGTATATGAAAACATGACGTTTTCGTCGGGTTTTTCAACTAGCATGTCCTCGACAGCGTAATCCCCATCTATCGAATCGACTATCGCCAAATCTTGCCACTTTGATTGCGTGGGATTAAAATTAAAATTCATCTTTATACGGTTTGTAAAATCCTGCTTGGATGAAGTTTCCTTGAAGCTTTTAAAATGCCGCTCCAATAAAGTGGCGCTGGCGGTAACCGCTGTCCAGTCAATGTGTTTGATGTGGATCGTGCCGTCGCTGGCGATGCGCCACCAGGCGTCAAAATTATGCGCCCAGGTTTCTTGATACTCCTTGATTGTAGTTATATTATCGGGAGTGCGCCCGTTATGCTTCCATGAGTTCGCCGTGCAGTAATCGGCGAAGTCTGATGCTCCACCGTCCCCATCGTCCACGAGCGTGATCCCGGCCATGGTCAGAATAGAATTCAGCACGCCGACAGGGTTCTGCGAAGCGCTCGACTCAGTCTCATAAATACCATTGACGGTCATATATGGCGGAGCGTATTCCTGCAATCCCTCACGCGGCGGCTGGGGCGATATGGTCACCAATTCCCAGCCATTCGCATCGCGCGAATGCGCCCAAGTTCCGCCGCCACTGCCTTCTGCCGTTTCTACGCCTTCGCAAAATACACCCGTCACGTTACTACAACGAGCCGCCCCGCCGGGGTCACTCCAGGTGTGGACGTAGATGTAGCGGCAGTTTTCCCAATCAGCCCAGATATCGCCAATCACATTGACCAGATAGGCTGTCACCACGCCGGCTGGAGCACTCTGGACACCTTCGGGCATTGGCACAGCCTGGCCGATAGTTGACCCTGGAGCGTTCGGCCAATCGGCAGCATTGAAAGTCAGACTCCGGGGGGAAGGGATAGATGACATTTTAGATGTAAATTCCTGATCACAGTCAATCCTGAATAGATTCCCATCCCTGCGAAAATCCTTTATTGATGCCACGATTGTATCCGCAAGCGTCACGCCGTCCGGGGCATAGGCGTAGATGGTTACGGGTTTTCCGTAAATTTTGCGATACGTGTCATTCGCCATCATAGTCTTGAATTTTTCATCGCCATCGCCAATGGCCAGAGTGAACCCGCCGCGGGAAAATGAACGGTCCAGGCCGACCGTTAATTTGTTAGGTGTAATATTATTCAGTTTACGTTCCCATTGCCCTGAGGCATCGGCCGCATATTTATTGGCGATCAGGTGGTCTTTATCAACCAGGGCCAATTTAACTTTAATCAGTCGGCTCATTTATTTCGCGACTTCAATGAATTTCGCTATTACGTCCCATTTCCCTTTATCTTCCGCCTGGGGTTCGAGCGCTATATCCCCGAAATAAGCCTTACCGTTCGCTCCGTCGGGAGACAATATAACGTGGGCATTCTCCGCGGCCGCGTGGAATGCCAATAATTGGGTTTCCGCAACGGCGTTAGATGTCATGTCTTTGCGAAATCGTTTCCAACGGGGATATATGCGGCGAATTCCTCCTTCGCTCTCATCGACCACCTGGCCGAATTCTGGGTAAGTAGGTGCCAGCCAATTATAATTGCGGGCAAATGCCAGGGGCGGTGATCCAATTAAAAATATTTCTCCGATCTGCAGGGCAGTGGGAGCGATAAAATTAACCCTGATGCGCCAGTGGTCATGCGCCGCGGGCGTGGCCAATAGATGGTATGCCGGAGTTAAAGCAGCCGCGTTGATAACCAGGTCTTCGCTGACTGTATTATAATTTGTATCCATGCCGCCCTCGAATTTTGCAAGAGAAACGGCCGCAGCAGTGATATTGTGTCCAAGTAAAACTATTCCATAAACCATCGGCGGATTAGCACCATGGATCATCGTGATAGACAAATCTTCGCTGCTGACTGGAGTTTTCCAGAGTGTCTGCGGATCGCGGTCAACCGCAAAGGCGGCTTCAAATCCAGCTACTCCGGCGTCTCCACCCAATGCGTAAACCGGCACCGGCAGCGGGTTATCATATAAGTCGCGCAATAGTGGATCATAGAGCAGATTGGTAAAGATTAAAGTGCCTTTCCCTGTGATCCCGCCGCTGACCGGTATCCCGCCTAATCCCATATCATCTCTCCAAACTTTGCAGCTTGGACCGGATCAGCCGCTTATTACCGTCGATGCCGTCTATTATGATATCCAACACGTTTTCTGCGTCGATAACATTGTGAAGTTCGAAGGTGTAATAAGTATCACCACGCTGGTTTCCGCCGCTGGCTGCGCCCGATTGGTTCCCGGACGGTGCAGCGTCGCTCCCGGATCTGCGCGAATATTGCGACATCGGCGTTATATCCACCCGCTCAGGTTCGACACCATCCCCCGCCGTGAATCTTTTATTGCTCCCACCTGCAACCCAGCCATGCCAGCCGGAAGCGGCGTAAACATCCTGGCCGCCTTTGCCTGCATAATTCCACTCGTTTGGAATATTGCCCAATTCATCACTAAATCCAGAAGCCGCGTCTCTCGCCTTACCAAAAGCCCCTATCGCTGATTCGGCGAATGCTACCAGAGCCTTAGGGAGTGCCCCGCGAAACATCTCAACGAGACTTTCGAGCGCCTCAACCATTCTCGTTGTTTCGCTTTTCTGATTTTCGAAAACCGTGCCGCTGGCGATGCCTTCGTCGATCAATTTCTGCGTGGCGTCATCTATCGTGTAGCCGTATTGTTCATGCAGAAATTGTAGGCGCTGTAAATAGGGGGCCATTGTTTTCATGGCTTCAACATCGCTCATTCCACCAGCTTCCAGTTTTTGATAAGCGATATATCCTGCTGTAGCAAAATCAGCAAATTGTTCCTGTGTCAATCGCTGAGCATTTGACAATCCAACCATTGCTGCCGTTGCACCTTCTATACCATCAACAAGTCCTTGATTTTCAGCGACGTGCTTTTCGTAGGCAATCATGTCCTCAAAGACTTGGATATTCATATTGCCGAAAGCTTCCGTGGCGGCCATTGCGTTTCTCATTTGCTCCGCAGTCGCCAGTACGCCGTCGGGCAGGGTCATAGCCGCCTTCATGGCCTTATAGCCGGCCAGTCCAGCATTCAGGGAAGCATTGATGTAGTCTTGAACTTCCTTGACACGTATTCCCCTGGCCGCTAAATCTTCATACATGGCAATAAGTTCAGCAGAACCCTCAGTTCCAAGTTCTTTTGCCTGTCTCATGAGAGCCTCAAACGCATCGCCCATTTCTTTTGCGGTTTCAGCTTCAGTCAGCATTCCACGGTCTAAGTCTGACAGTATTCCCCTAACCCTGATTGCGTATTTATCAAAATTATCGGCCGTTAAATCGGTTGCATTTATAATGTCATCTAAAGCTTTTGACGTTGCTGCTTCGTATTCATCCCACCCCGGCTCTTGCCACACGCCCTTCTGAAATCCATGTAATTTTTGTAGTTCTTCGGCAAGTATCCTTATTTTCTCGGCCATGTCATCCGATACATCCATAAACTCATTCATGCCCTTGATGAAATCCCGTGCCTGGGCCTTATTGTATGCGTCAGCGGCTTTGGCCAGGGCCTGGATTCCTCCAATCACTGCTCCAAGAGCGCCAAGAAATCCACCGAATGTTGCCGTCTTGTTTTCCAAGGCGACCGCAAATTTAGCTGTAGCTTCATACGCTCCCATCATGCCGCTGATTACGCCGCCTAACCCTGGGATCAAATCGTCAAAAACATTCGCTAACGCCTGCAGCCCGGCTGCCAAGTCCTGCGCGTCCTGGTACCATTTCTCGGTCGCGGCGGAGGTATATATGATTTTCTTGCCAAACGCATCAGTTTTTGGCAACACCTTATCAATATCGATAAAATAATCTTTGAGTTCATTGTCAATATTCGACAGCGTTGTAGCCATATCAGTCCCTTGAAATGTTTCGATGGCGAACGTCACACCTTCCACTGCCTTTTTATTCTGGTTAAGTGAAAAGGTATTTTCATCTGTCGATATCGTGGACAGTTTAAATCCTGCTGAAACCTCAAAACCTGTTGTTTGTAATTGCTGCATGGTGACGTCTAAGATTTTGAGGGATTCTTTGTAAACATCGGCGGCTTTTTTCGCTTCATAATCAGCAATAGATTTCCGCAATATCGCATCTGCCGCCCCATTAGTGGAAATCGTTATTTTTTTATTCTCAAGATCAACGCCTTGCTGTACTTTAAAATATTCGTTAAAACCAGCAGCAGCCTTCGGATATTGGGCGATCAAATCATCAAGTGCTTCACCATAAATTTCTATCCCCTTCTGCGTAGCGGTAATATTCCCGTGATCTTCAAATAGCTTTTTCTGGGCCTCATCTAAAACGCCGGCCGCCGTTGCCGCAGCCTCAAATGCCGCCTTATTATCCAGAAATTGCCTCGTTGTGGTGTCTTTTATTTGGCGTTCATCGACCCTCCTCAATGTATCAAAAAATACAACCAGCATTTCTGTAGCGGGGATTAGTGCTTTGTAAACCAAGTTTTGAAGCTGTGCAACAAGCTCTCCCATCCTTTCTTTGTTATCGTTTATTGCATTTTGCGATTGAGCCATTTCCCCAGCTAACCCCCGAGTTTCCGCTGAAGCAAGTTTCAGCCCACCAGCTATAGCTTCCTGAACAATGGCAAATTTTTCGCCCTCATCTTTGGTATTTTTCAACACCGGAAGATATTGTTGTATTCCTCTATAATTCCCCTCGGTTGCCTGCAGAACCATCTGCATAGCGGATTCAAGGTTAATGCTAAAAGCTTTAGATAAACCGATTGCACTCAAAGTGGCATCGCGAATAGTGTCACCAGTGAAACCCATGCGCAAACCCAAACCCATAAGCGACTTAACCGCTTCGTCATCAACCGTAGTAGTTTTTTGAATCCCCTTTGCAAAATCATCAAAAATTTTTATATTTCTGTTGGTACCAATACCGACATTATTCAATGTTGCTTCAAATTGTCTTTGTATTTTGTCAGCTTCTAAAAATTCAACACCTGAACTCATAACTATTTCTTTTAATCCACTAAGAAATTTCGTCGCAATCTGGGTAGCCATCTGTCCAGCCATCACGCTCTGCCACATCCCAGACATCGAGGATCCGGCGAGCGCGGACTGGGTGGAGACTTCGCCCATGGATTTATTGACGATGTCCTTGAAATTTTTGATGACCAGGGAGCCCTTGTCATCAACGATAATTTCAAGTTTAACCGTGTCGCCCGTAGCGCCCATCCGTTACTCCTTTATGTAAGTCTCGTAAAAAAGCTTCTTCATCTTGATCAGTTCAAATTCCAGATCATCCGCGCCGAGACGTTCCAGAACAATAACCACCGCTCCCAGGTCGAGCGCGTAAGCCCCTTTGTACCCGACCCGGACCTGGTCCTGGACGATGCCCCAGATATCCCAAGTGGATTCATTCTCCGGCAGCAGTTCCGGATCCTCCGGCAGCTCCTCGGCATAGTGCGCGGTTTCAGGGTCATCTTGCAGTACCTTCCGCGCCTCCGGTGATACCTTGGCCGGGCTTAAATCCCACCGGAGGTACTCTATAAATTTTCGAGTTCCTTCTTTGCCTGCTCGGCGTAGATATCATCGAGGCTGGTGACTCCATGGGTCACGAAATTGGCGAAATCCATCCGGTAGTTGTCGAGAAGAAAACTGAAATTCTCCTCGTCGAATTCGATCAAATCGTCCAGTTTGATTCCCGGATCCAGTATGATCGGCCGGCAAATATCCAGGAGGTAGCGGTAGGTCATCCCCACCCAGCCCTTGACCGCTTCACGCAAGAACCCCTTGCCGAATTTTAGCCAGTCCGTTTCGGTCGTTTTCTGGTGCTTCTTGTTGAACGTGATCTCTTCGTTGGATTTGATCAGCTTCTGGCGCAGGGCCTGGGGCACGTCACCGATCAGCACCTTGAACTTCTCATCCCACTCAAAATATGCGGGTTGCAGGTTTGTTGCCGGTTTGGCTTTTATCATTTTTATCTCCTTTTTAAATTGCTTTTAAACGCCTTTAAACCTCAGTCAAAAAGGATCTGGCACGCATCGCCGAGAACCACCGTGTCGTACAAGTGGCCGAGGATGTCGAACTTCCGCTGGCCGTCTCCGGATTTGGAAGGCGGGTCGATCTGCATGTTGGGCGCGGAGATCATCATCCTGCTGCCGGCGGCCGTGCTGTAGGGACCGTTCGCTGCCGGGAGCTTGATCAGCTTGACCGTCTGGTTGTTCGCCTCGTGGCGGTACACGGATCCGTCCGAACGGACATAGCGGGATATTTTGCAGGTAGCAATAAAATCGCCTGCGGCGACAAAATTGCTGCCGTAGTCGGTGTCATCCTTTTCGTCATTGTTCGGGACCCAGCCGTTGTCGATATCCACCACCGCCTGGGAGATCAGCACGTCGGCATAAGCCCCATTGCCGCTCTTCTCCTGGTACTTGCCCCAGCGCCCGTGCATCAGCACGCCCGACGTGGTGATCGCCGGCGTCCAGCCTTTGACCACAGCTCCGGAGGCCTGCTCGGCCGCCAACCCGCCGGCGGCGATGGTGACTATGTTGGTGGCCACCACAACCGCGGTGATCTCATGACCCGCGGCGACGCCGCTGGTGCCGACGATGATCTTTTGGCCGACCTCATATTTTCTGGCGTCCAGGACGTGGATCGCCGTGGCGGCCGCGGTTTCGATCTGCGAGGTCGCGTCGGTGCCGGCGATCAGACTTTTGAGGAAATTGCCGGAGAAACTGCCTTCGACGATCGCGCTGTCGCTGTCGGCGGAGATGATGGGGAGCGATCCCTTGATCGCCACCAGGTCCGAGACCAACATGGTCGTGAAATCGTCCTTGACCAGGACGGTCACGTAAACCGGGGGAGCGTCGAAAACGTACGGGTCATAGGCGACGCTGGCGCTGCCGGTGATCGTCTCCCGGCCCATCAGGGACTTGAGGATTGCGGCCGGGACCGGGACCACGCCCAGGCTGCCGGAAGCCCTGATGTAGCAAGGAAAGGAAAAATCCCCGACCTTGTAAAGGCCGGCGATGCGGCCGAGCTCTCCCCGGGTGAGCACCTTCTCCTTGCTTTTGTAAAAGCTGCGGTCCTGGCTGAACTTCCCGTCGCCGGTGATCCGGATGGCGTCCGTTGCCGACGGCCAGGCCGGCACCCCTTTGCCGCCGCTCTGAATCTTTGCCCAAATTACTTGATCTTTTCCGATTGCGATCTCCATTATTTATTCCTCCCTTTTTTCGGAGAGCCTTCCTCATTCGAAGAAGGGTTCTCATCCGCATGGTTTTTTTTCACTTTAACTTCTTCCCAGTCCGGATCCTTGGTAGCGATCAGGCCGGCCGAGATTTCATCCGGCAGGGGATATTCCCTCCCGCCTTCCTTTGGTTCAAAAGCACCGACCCCCAAAATACTTGCCGGGACCGGTTTGATAAATTTCATTTTTGTCATGTTACCTCCGTGAATTCTCTTGAATATTCGATGTCTATTTGTTTAAAGGCGACAAAATCTTTAATGCCCTCGAAATTGAGCGCCTGTGTTTTCGATCCTCTGATGTAGGTCGGATAAAAATATGCGCCGCTGAAATCCTCCAGCTTTAACTCGGCCCAGGCGGCGTCTCGGATCTCGATCACGCCCTTATTGCGGCCGTCGCCGATGACCGAAGCTTCGGGCTTGGCGATGAGCTGGTAGAATCCGAGGCTGATTTTCAAGTGCTCGAACCCCGATCCTTTTTCCCTTCCCGCGGGTTCATCGCCGTTATCCAGGATGCCAATTTTGGGGAATCCGGGAGCGGTGGGAAAGACGAGTAAATCGGGGGTGATGAAAACGACTTTGATGTTAGCCAGCTTGGCTATGAGCAGAGCCTTGATGCTGGTCAGGAGTGTCGTCATTTGCCCACCACCGCCCAGCGGCGCAGTATCTCAGTCAACTGCACATGATCCTCGTCCTGGGCTATGACAAATTTCCTGGCCGGGACAAACACTTTAAGCCCGCGGCCGGCCTTGCCGCCAAAATTTTGCAGGTCGGCATATATCATGTTCGAGCCAACGAGCGCGTGTGCGGACGTGGCTTCCTTTTTTATCGAGTTTTTCAACAGGCCCCTGGTGATCAGTATTTGCTTGCCCTGCAGCTGCTTTTCAAATCCCTTGGTCACGGATTTGTTCTTTTTGAATCTTTGACCGCCATAGCCGGCACCGCCAAGCAGGGTTGCCTCGGCCAGGGGTTTCCACCTGGTGGGCCGGCCTTGCTCGTCGAAATTTTTTACGATCGAGGCAACCAGTATCTCGCCGCCGGCCTCGTAAAAAGGCTTCAGGTTGGCCATGCGGTTCTGGACGCCGGTCAGGTTGTCGAGGTTAACGGTAGCGGTGACTTTCATTTAATATCCATCGGGAGCGCGGAATATCCGGTCTTCAGGTGTTTTGCTGGTGAACGTGACGCTGTCGTTGTCAATGGTTACTTTGCCACCGGCATCGGTTCCCAGGTTGATCGTTCCCTTGGAGATCCCTTCGAGCTTTTTCATGCCCGTGTCGTATGCCTTGTTCCAGCTGTCGGGGATCCCTCCCCGGCGTTTATGAATCCGGTAAATGGCGATATCGACGTTGATCAACTTCAGGATCCCGGGGACATTGGCAAATGGCATTTTCTCGGAATGACGCACCCGTAAATAAGGATCCATCTCCGCTTTGCCATTATCGATTTCGGCCTGCACCACGACGGGGTCGTAGGTGCCGGTGCCGGCGTCGTCGGTGAGCTGGATCAGCAACTCTTCGGTAGCTGCCGAAACGACATCAGCGATCGTGCAATAATCCATTTTCTCCTCTGGTAAAAAACGAGGAGAGCCTTGCAGCTCTCCCCGCCTTACACTTCTTTCCTTTTTGCCTTAGGCCAGTTTGATACTAATGAAATCGCCGGCGGCAAAAGTACCGACGTTGATCGCCCAGCCACTGATGGCCTCGGGCATAACGCTACCCGTGAGAGCCGGCGCGGCCAGGAGGCCGGAGGCGGCAGTAATAACTCCGCCGTTGGCGGCCGAGCTGGTCATGCCGGTTGCGCCGGTGTCAATCGATAGTTTGGAGGCATCGACAACTGGGGCAGCCGCGGCCAAGGCCGGCGCGACCACGGCGCGTCCGGTAGAATCGGACTTTACCGGGATCTCATTCGCGCCTACGGTGATCGCTCCACCCACTTCCACTACGGCGATGCCGCTGATTCTTACCGGGCACTGCTCACCGAGCGCAGTGGCCAACTCGGACACTCCGGTCGCTTTGAGATCGGCGCCGCAGTAGTTGCCGTCCGCGCCGATGAAACGCCGGGCCACGAGTGCGGCCGCGGCGGTGATTGAAATAATAGGTCCATCGTTACAGGTTTTCACTTTTTACCTCCCTTGCTTTTTTCCTTGAGTTTGTCCTCGGAAACAGTTCCCTCGGTGTTGCCCTTTCCTTTGTCGCCTTCGCCGGCGGCTTGGGACTGGTCATCTTCACCCTGGGTGTCCTTTCCCCGAGATTCATCCTCACCTTTTTTCGCCTTCCACGGCGCCACTTTCTTTTCCCTCTGCAGCCGGGCGGCGGCTTTCGCCGCCAGCTCGATCGGGTCCCCGTTTTGGTAGAGTTCCTGGTCGTGATTGATGGGGCCGTCCACCACGACGAACTTCTTAGTTTCAGCCATGTTTATCACGCTCAGGCGAGAGCATCGCTGATCAGGTAGCCGGCGACCGCGCCCACCATCACGGGCTTGTGGATGTCGGTGTTGCGGACGTTTTCGACCTTTCCACCCACCGAGGGGTACACGTCGACCTGGGGAAAGCCCTTTAAGAACAGGTCGTAGCCATAAGACGGCTCGTACTTGCTGTCGCTGCTGAGCTCAACATAGGCCAGGACAATAAAATCACTCCACACCTTCGACCGGACACCGGCATCGCTCTTCTTGATGGCATCGCCTACGACGATGTTCGGGATCCCGAAGATCTCTTTCATCAGGTCGAGGGTCAGCACGCCTTTCATCGAATATTTGATGCGCTCCAGCAGAGTCGAGTGTTGCGCCAAGGAGTCAAAGACCGGGCCGGCCAATAACATGGTGTTGGGCTTCATGCCGCACGAGGTGGAGATAGCCGTCTTGGCGGTTTCGATGGTGGTGATCGGCGTCGAACTTAAGTGTGAAAACTGGCTCGTCCCGCTCAGGGTAACTTTGTTGGCCGCGGCATAGCTCGCGGCATTGCAGACGATGGCGGCGCACTGTATCTCGTGACGCAACGCCATGGCGGCCTGAACTTT